CAGGACCGGAAGCTCGTAATAAATGATCTCATACGGGTAATCGTCGTCCGGGGTCGGAGCGATAAACCAGTTTGAATAATCATAGTCCGCATAGAAGCGGGGCTCACCGCGGGTCGTTTGGTTCGGCCAGTAGGTGCGCATGTATTCATACGCCCGAGGGAAGACTTCCTTCGTTACCTCGAAGCCAGTGCCCGTTCCGACCCGGATGCTGACAGTCTCGCGCCAACGGTCAGGCTTGGCGTATGTCGCCACGCCCGCCTGCATCGCGGAACTCACAACATTTATTGTTCCGAGGATCTTCAGTTCACGGGCCAAGCGCCGCTCAGCCATATTGATCAGGCGAGGGATCTGCTCATAAACAGTCGGGTCGGTGGCGAGCGTTGCCCCGCGCTCAAGATAGCGCCTGACGTCTTCCTTCAGAGATGTGAACGTCATGGTCGTGGACATGGCTAATCTCTATATCACCGACTGTAACAAGATAATAGCCCCGCCGAAGCGGGGCCATCTACTTATCGCCCGATGGCGCTGCGGACAGATCCGAACCCAGCGGCCCCCAGAAGAATGAACACATACTCAGGGATTTCGTAGCCCAGAGCCTGCGCGACCGCACCGGCAGCGGCGAGGGCTGCAACGATATAGGTCTTCTTACCTTGGAGAAATTTCATAGCCGTACTCCTTATGCTTCGTTGGTGGAGGTCTTCCCACCTGTCATACGCACTGGCTTCCCATACACCGGGATGTCCTTGGGCCAGCGGCTTGCAACCAGTCGCGTCTTGCCCAGTTTCATGACGTTGACGGCGTTACCTTGATTGCCGCCAAGGACGTAATAGAACCCTGCGTCTTCGCCAACATAAAACCCAACGTGCCCGCCACCCTCACGGGAGAAGACAAGGATCGCGCCCGGCGACAAGCGATCAGGGCGCAGCAGTGAGCCATAATCCGACCATGCCTTGGCACGGAACCACAGCTTCGGGATCGGAAGACCGACCTCCTTCATGCAATGCGCGACAAATGTGCCGCACCACGCAGTCTCATCATCAGACCACCATGCCTTCAGGTCGCGAAGCCACTTGATGATAACCGGGTTATGCTTTGGCCCCGGTATCTCGCGCGTGCCCTTCAGGGCCTCAGCGACCTTCAGCCATGGAGGGCTTGTCACGCCTTGTCCTCTTTGCTGTCGATCTTCTTAAAGATCGTGCCCAGCGTCTTGTCGATCTTATCAAAGCCCAAGCGCATCTCATCCCGGACTTCCCGCATGGAGTCGCGATAGTCGTCCTTCGTGACATATGTGTGGGGTAATTCGCGCACATCATGATCCAGACGATCAATGCTCTTGCTGATATTATTCAGCACCCAGCCGCCGAGAAAACCGCAGATGGTGAAAGCAATGTTAAAAAGGATTTGATAGTCTTGCACGCCTGCCCCCATCACTTCAGGTTTTCGAGTTTATAGATCGTGGTGAGATATACGCCGGTTACTGAATCGATCAGGTTCGCAACGGCGCGGTTCCCCTTGCAGATGGATTCGTGGTTCTTTTCGATCCACTCCGCATCAGCCTTCAAGCATTTCAGACAATCGCTGGGTGTTTGCTTGGGAGTCGGGATGCCGCCGATCAGACCGAACGCACCCTGATAGGTCTCCACCAGAGAGTCGATGGCGTCAATGACTTCATCATAGAATGAACCCAGAGCTTGATGCTGGGCATAAGATTTCGTGCGCCAGTGACTGAAGTGCGCAAGGTTTCTCGCGTAGAAGACGCGCCCGATCAGCTCCTCAATCACTAAGCTATCCTTTCAGAAACAACGATAGCAGATGGGATACCCGGTGCTGGTCCCGTGGCTGAGATAAACGCTAGGGTTACAGACACGTTTTCAGGGTTCCACATGACCTCAACGTACTCATTCGCGGTCGTGGTTTTTACATAGAAAACAATCTGGAAGAGCCCGGCCCCGCCATCGCCAGCCTTAGGAATGGTTATAATAGTTCCTGAATTGGGGATGGCCGTTCCATTCTGCGCAAACCATACAGTTGCGTCATGGTCTGAGGCAGCAGAATTAACGAATTGCAGGCTGGGGGCCACCATGTACGTCCCAGCCGCCGCAAAGGTAACTCGGGTATACAGCCCCCCGCCATTCTGCGTCATTGAAATGCCTTGGCTGAAGCCAGCATCTGTCGAAGGAAACTGAATGGGGTTTGCTGAGCCGACAGTACCAGTCTGGTTGGCCGTGCTATAAGAGCTGAGAAAGGCGCGACCTGCCAAGTCTGCATACGGAATGGTAGCTGATGCCGTCATAGCAGACGTGCCATTGCCTTTGATGTACCCGGTCAGGGTCGCGGCTCCGGTGCCGCCATTAGGGACGGAAATAGTTCCTAAAAGGTCTGCTACCGGGATCGTCGAGGAAGCGGTGAACGCGGACGCCCCGTTTCCTTTGAGGTAGCCTGTGAGTGTGGCTGCGCCGCTGCCCCCATTCGGAACGGGCAGAACACCAGTCACGGCAGAGGTGAGATCCGCCTGCCCCCACGCTGGGGCAACGCCAACACCGCCTGAGATTAAGACCTTGCCAGTCGCGACGTCCGCGAGCTTGGCCAGAGTGCTGCTGGTATCAGCGTAGATCAGATCGCCAATCGTGTACGACGAAAACCCAGTCCCACCCTTACTGGCGACAAGCACGGTGCTGAATGCGTTTGCAATGGCCGACGTGCTGGCTCGGACGCTAAATCCGCCCTGAACCAACTCAACCTGCTCCGTGCCATCTAGCGGGACGGATGCTGGATTTAGCTGTGTGATTTTTTTCTCGGCCATCACTTCAATCCATATAAAATGTTTAGGTAATCAGAATAGGCGTCAGCCGCCGCAGTCTGAGCATTCGTCTCAGGATTGTTACTATCCGGACGCGGATTGCGCAATGGCACTGGATCTGGGCGCAGGAGTAGCCGGCTGAAGTACGGCTGCGGGACATCGTCGCATGACGCGCAGACGCGCAGGCTCAGGCCCACAGGTACAGACCCGCCGCGGTAATCCTTCTTTTCTCGCAACTCCGTGTGCTGGATCAGGAAGCCGCACCCGTCGCAGATCGCAAGGCCGTGAGGGTCGCGGCGGTCGAACTTCGGCTGCGTCCTGCGTTTGCGACCTTTGCCGTGAGCGTACTGCATCAGTACCCCCAATTATCGATAGTGATCCTCAGAGGTACGCGCTCACGATCTTCAGCGCAGGCGCGGTCATAGGCCCCATCAGCCAGACCCTGAAGGTATTGAAGCCGGTCAGGTGCGTGCTTCACGGCCAGCTTAGCCGCGAGCCCAGATGCGATAGCTTCCATCCAACGGTTCGGCGCATCGAGGCTATTGGTGAAGTCACCAGCATCCTGCTGGATCGTCATGCGGTGATAGTAGAGACGGACGCCAGCGGCGCGCGGGGCCTGCCAGACATAGATCCGCGGCGTGATCGTGCGCTGGAAGTAATACTGGAACGGGCGATCAGAGAGCTGATCCTTATTCGGGATCGCGTCGTATTCGGCCCGGCTGATCGCTTGGATCATCATGTCAGTGTTGATACCACCAGACGTCGTGCGGGTGTATGCCTGAAGGATCGAAACCGTGCGGGGCTGGAGGTCATAATAGAGGACGCCCGGCAGGAGGTCGATGTACTGGAGATCGACGACCCACAGGTTCGGCCCGTTGTTTGACCAGTCCGAGAAGAGGTAATTGATCGAGCGCCGGGCGCTATCAATGTCGAAAGCAGACAGCGTGCTGGGGTCACGGCCAATGCGCTCATAGGCTTCGGTGATGATGTCGATTTGTTCGGACGTTCCGAAATCGTATTCGCCACTGGTGGTCATCTGAACCTCGCCGTCTTCTTCGCGATGGCTTTAGGCTGGGCCACAAATTGCTTGCCAGCCTTCTTACCCTTTCGCTTGGCTTCGCTTGTAGCAACATATTCAGCCGGCGTCAGCGATTTAATAGCGGCTTGAGGAAGGTAGCGCTCGCCAGTCTTACTGGATGGCTTTCCGGACTTGGTCGTCCACTTCTGCTTGGTCCAGTCTTTGAGGGACTGCTGAGGCTTCCTAATCGGCATATCCACCACCCTTGGCCTTGTACTCCTTTGCCAAAAGCTGAGCCTTGCGCGCGGACCACTGTCCTGCCTTTGTGCCGTGAGTTTCACGAGCCTTAATGTCTTTGAACAAGCGCTCGCGAAGGCCGGGCTTTGTATAGTTTCCGGCCTCATTAACTCGCGATTGCTTGCGCCCGCGCATTACTTGGCTTTACCCCGAGCAGGCTTGGACTTGACAGGAGTGGCGGGCTTAGGTGGTTCAGG